TCGTTACCTCTTACGCCATTGGCACACAACCCCTTTTGAAATGGTCGACTTCAAATTTCACATCAAGATGCCCATCTACATTGCCCGACAACACCTTCGTCATCGCACCGCCAGTGTAAATGAACTGTCTGCTCGGTACTCGGTGGTTCCTAAGGAGTATTATGAACCCGACACGTATAGGGGACAGTCCCAAGTGAATCATCAGGGTTCAGAGGGTGTGGTTGAACTCAAGGGTGATCTAGACAACAAAGTGGCTCAGCAGCTGAGTCAATCCTTCGATGTCTACGAAGAACTTCTTGAGAATGGTGCCTGTCGTGAACAGGCGCGAGGAACCCTCCCCCAATCGACATACACAGAATTTTACTGGAAGATTAACCTACACAACCTCCTCCACTACCTCCATCTCCGCATGGATGCCCATGCCCAACAGGAAATTCGGGACTATGCCACAGCCATCTTCGACTTAGTGAAACCCCTTGTCCCCATCACGATGGAGGCGTTCATGGACTTCAGGGTGAATGCGATGCAGCTCACGGGTCCCGAGATTGAGGCACTCGCCACCGGAAAAGAGATTGAATCTCCGGGAGAGCGTCGTGAGTTTCAGGAAAAGTTGAAACGCTTAAAATTAAATGTCGACACAAAGTAAATGCTTGCCATTACAAACACGATGACCGTATTCGCTGCCGAGAAGAGGAACAAGGGGTTCAAGAGGTTGAGTAAGAAGATCCAGAAGGAACGTGACACTGATGTGGAAAAGATTAAAGAGAAGTTCTCTGATATTTTCCGTGATGAGCAGCGCCGTTTGAAGGGGTACTTCGAGGAGCACAACAAGTTGGTCAAGAAGGATGACAAGCCCAAGAAGAGTGGTAAGAAGTCTATTGACTTTTACGAAAAGTAAGCCACAGAGTACAAAAAACAAAAAACATCGCGAGGGGTGGATTGTCCCCAAACTTCTCAGCCAATAGAGCGCACACCACGCTGTATTGGACGAGCCTAATTTCCTGTTGTGTTTTGACCATCGTACGTTTCATAGACCCCCTTGACTTTTGAAGACCTGAGACAGCAGTGTTAATTTTACCAATGGTACCAGGTATCTCTGTCGTCTTCATAAATATGTCTCCAACATCCACAGATTCTATGATCTGTTGTTGGATGAGGGGTTCCAAGTAGGTGAAGTAGTTGAAGTCTGGATCCAGTTTGAGACAAATACCTTCGATAGTCGAAAAGGCTTTGGCGAGGTACACAAAACTACTGGGAACGACGAATGGTTTCTCAACGGCAAGTTGTGCAGCGAGATCATCATTCACGATTCCAGAACCATCGAGGGTTTCTAGGTATCCCAGTATAGTTTCGAAGAAGAGTTCAATATCTGAAACATCGGAGGAAGTCGGAACGATCACACCCAACTTGACTAGGGTATCGACTATACCGGTGGTGTCTCGCATGATGATAAACCCAAAGAGTTTTGTGAATCCATCTCTCAATTCTTCAGAGAGTGGTACGAGTAGCCCAAAATCATAAAATACAAGCTTCCCATTGGGTGAGAATCCCAGGTTTCCAGGGTGTGGGTCGGCGTGGAAGAGACCGTTATCCATAGTTTGAATAACATACGCATTTATAAGGGCTTCACATATCTTCTTCTTGTTCACCTTCTTGTCTGTAATTTCAGTCAATTTCACTGAGGGTACATATTCCATGACAATCATCTCATCATTTGAATACTTTTTGTAGACTCTCGGAACCTTTACCCAGTCAACCTCTTTCATACTTTTTCGAAACTTTATGGCGTTATCAATCTCTTGTCTGTAATCCGCCTCTCCTAGGAGATACTCTATAGACTCATCTAGGACCGACCCAGAACTATTTCCTGTATCGATACCAACTTGTTCCAGTACCTGCACGATACCTCGTATGTTGTCTGTATCCTCTTTCATAATATCCAGGATCCCTGGGCGTTTTAATTTTACAACAACTTTTTGACCGTTTTGGAGTACGGCCATATGGACCTGGCCGATACTCGCAGATTTAAATGGTACAGGGTCAAATTCTTTGAAAATATCATAATCTACAATGGTATCGAATTCCACGGGAGGGACTTCATCTTGTAATGATTCCAACTCTTTTGTAAATTCTGGTGGATAGAGATCCCCTCTCGTCGAAGCGATTTGACCTAATTTTACAAATGTTGGACCAAGTTCGAGGAGTTCCCCCTTTGTCCATCGACCAAGTTCCGATTTATTCTGTACAGTGGCGTTCTTCCATAGAAACTTGCCAGCAAACTTCCACGTTTTGAACTTTCTGTTAGGGACACTCACTGACACTTGTTGAGCAACGCATAACATTCTACTTTCTACAAATGTTTTTTATTTTCTTAATTTATATAAATGACAAAGCTTGCAAATCTATTTAAACCTGTCACAGGACCTGTGGAAATGTTAGTCAAGACACAGCCCATTGTATTCTCCCTTATCATATTGTATCAGGGTCTATTCTCTGGTAACGCTATACAGATTCCAGAGAGACTCCGAGCTCTTTTCGATAACAAAGCGTTTCGTTTTGGATCTCTGATGCTCATCGCCTTCAGTGCGACCCAAGACATTGAATACGCACTCTTTTCTACGCTCATTTTCCTGGGTCTCCTATATGCTCTCAAAACTCCTGAGGAGCGTAAGAAGACTGGGCTGATTTAATTTGTCAGATAAAAGTAGAATGAAGATTCATATAGTTGGTGCTGGTCCAACGGGTATGTCGCTTGCGTGGGAAATTATCCAGACAGGTGAACATGATGTTACAATTTATGACCGAAAACTCTCAGCAGGTGGTTCTTGGTGGGAACCTGATGTAGAGACTCGTGACCTTCACGCCCACCGAATTGTTTTCGATCGCGCGTTTATTAACACACAATCACTTTTCAGTGAGATGGGTATTTCATGGGACGAAATGTTTCGACCCATAGATAATGGTGACCATATGAAGTTTGTTTTCCGTTCACTCAAACCAATAGACTATGGTGTACTCATTTCATTTTTCTCAAAAGTGCTTACACAGAGTGAGAAATACAAAACTATTTCAGTCAAAGATGCTGTAGGATCTCTATCTGAAAGTGGACGAGCGTGTATTGAACACCTTCCACTTATTATGGATGGTGTGACCTGGGATGTAATGACCGCGTATGAATTTGTACAGAATTTGAATCATGTGGCACTCTCACACCCCTGTACACAGAGGGTTTCTGGAAAAGTCATGTGTGATGCGATGGAAAAGGAACTTCTCGAGGCAGGTGTGAATTTTGTTTTCGGGACGGAGTTGAATGGGATTGACTACGGTGAAGATAGTTTTAGTGCATCATTTTCCAATGGAACTGTGATTGATGATGGTATGCTTTTCCTTTGTCTCGACAATAGCCCAGCTTTCAAGTTGATGGGAGACAACTGGGGACCTGACCTGATTAAGAATGTACGAGATAGTACTTACGGAGCAATCAATGTTCTTCTGGATTACGAAAAGGTTCCAAAAATCAAATCAGACCTCGAAGTCGCTGCAACCACCAGGTGGAATCTCCAACCTAAACTTTTGTATGGAACGAAAACAATTTCTTGTGTCATCTGTCATCTTACCGATGAAATCATTTCCACGGATCCAGAAACGCTAAAGACTGAAGTTGTGAAGCAGCTGGGTGTTCCCGAACCCAACGAAATACGCATAGGTTGGGGTGCAGAGTGGAATGGAGAGAAGTGGGAGTTCTCTCAATCCTCGGGTGTTCTCAGCCTCCACGGACAACTCCCTTTTTTCGGAAAGTGTTCCAAGGTGGCCATGTGTGGTATGATGTCTCACAGGCATACACCGTACTCAAGTATAGAGGCGGGTATAGAGGTTTCTAGGACCCTCAGTCACGAATGCTTCGGGACACGTGAACCTCTTAGACCCATACTTCTCTCTCAGGTGATATTGATCACCATCGTCTTACTTATAGTTTTAGTCTTAGTCTATCGTAATAGGAATCAATGAAGTTTATGGCGAAAGTCCATGAACCTATCTACGATTTCAACGATAAAAAGTATATCCGTTTTATAATTCCTGCCAAGGTCTCGGAAATTATAGAACGAACGCATACATTGAAGCAATATCTAATCAAGAATCAAAATATGGACAACCCCCTCGATGGTCGTGTACTCACTGTAAAAGTTCCATTTCGTTATAGGAGAGTGATGTGTGAAGTCAAAGGACGTCCCATTCAGTCTCTAATAAGGGGTGATGAAGCTGAAGTTGTTGTAGACTTCAAAGGTGTTTGGAACGTTGGAAATTACTCGGGGTTCTCTTGGATACTTTCAAGTTTATCGATACTTAATTAAAGTTTGTACGCGTTATTTAAGTATGACTACACTCACTAGGACTGGGTACCTCATAAGTGAGGGTCCAATCCAAGAAATTAAAAAGGAATTAACGGTAAGACCTGTGGTCAATGGTGATTATGGATTTCCTCCACCACCTTTCAAAGTTTTCAGACCAACTAAGAATGGAGTCTGCGTTCCAAGATTCTACGGAACTTCTAAACTTGGAGAGCCTAGGGAAGATAGAAGACCTGAGCCCACTCGAATCAAAACCAAATTCGCTGGACAGCTCAGAGATGCCACCCATCAGAATGAAGCAATGGCAGCAGCAATCAAAGCAGGTCATGGTATCCTTTCTCTACCATGTGGCTACGGCAAGACGACGGTTTCCCTGGCCATAGCTTGTAAGTTGGGATACAGGACGATGATTGTCGTACACAAACAGTTTTTGGCAGACCAGTGGCGTGAGCGGATACAACAATTTTGCCCAGGTGCCACAATCGGTGTTGTGCAACAAAACAAAAAAGAGGTCAATTGTGACTTTGTAATTGCCATGCTTCAGTCACTCTCTCTGAAGGAATATAGTTTTACGGATTTTGAAAGTGTCGGAACCCTAATTGTTGATGAGGCTCATCACATCTGTGCGAAGGTGTTCAGTCAGAGTCTCTTCAAGTTATGTCCTCGGCACATCTTTGGACTTTCGGCAACTCCTGAAAGGAAAGATGGTCTCACAAAGGTGCTCCATTGGTTTATGGGTCCAACATTCTTCGCAGTTGAGAGAAAGAATCAGGGACAAGTTGAAGTGTTTCCAGTAACTTTTGATTCACCCAACTATCGAAACCCACCACCTTCTATGAGGAATGGAAAGATTTCAATGCCCAACATGATTACAGAACTCGTCGAGGACCGCCAAAGAAACAAAATGCTCGTCGAACTCGTAAAGAAGGCTTCAGCTGGAACGAGACAACTCTTAGTCCTCAGTGATCGTCGTCAACATTGTGAACTCCTCCACCAGTGTTTCCCTAAGACATCTGGTCTTTACATGGGTGGAATGAAAGAGGCTGCTCTCCAAGAATCTTCCAAGAAGAAAATCATCTTCGCCACCTTCAGTCAAGCCCATGAAGGCCTGGACATTCCAACCCTCGATACAGTGATCCTCGCGAGTCCAAAATCGGACATCACTCAAAGTATTGGTCGCATCATGAGAGAAACGAAAGGTAAGAAAAACGAACCTCATATCTACGATGTACACGACCCTTGGTCAGTGTTTACAGCGATGTATTACAAACGGGCAAAAATATACAGACAAGGTGGGTTTAAGATTCATGGGAAGTCTATGGACGAAAAAAAGAGTGAGTTCCCTCAGGGAAAGTGTCTGTTTTTATAATCTGAACATCTATTAAATGTCTGGTGCATTAATACAGCTCGTGTCTAAAGGTGTTCAAGATCTGTACCTCACAAGTGAAGAGGGACATTCTTTTTTCCGTATGAAGTTTGCTCGGCATACAAACTTTTCACAAGCTCCTAAATTTATCAAAACCATCAGTTCCACAGATACTTCCATAACGATCCCTGTATTGGGTGATGTGATTAATGGTTTATGGTTTGAAGCAACTTCTAGAGATGCCAATATATCTTCAAACCTTTTTTACAACTCCACCATAAATCTCTTTATAGGTGGTCAAAAGGTTGACTCTCAACATTATGATTACTATAGTGACATCTGGCCGAATTATATGGCGGATACACAGAATAAGTCTCAAGAACTTAATAACAAGACTTCGACTGCGAACAGAGCCTTCGTGCCACTTCACTTCTTTTTTTGTGACCACAAGGCATTCCTACCCCTTGTCGCCCTCCAAAATCATCAAGTCGAAATCAGGATTGACTTTGATGAAGCAAAATCCGCATCTATACAAGAAGTGGATAAACAGGCTAAGGTGTACGGAAACTATATTTACCTTGATAAGGAAGAGCGAGAATCTCTCACAAAACGCAGTATCGATTTTATAATCACACAAACTCAAAAAATTGAAAATGAACTGGTAACGGTAGTAGATAACACTCAGGGTGGTGGGTACAACGTCATAGACATTTCGAGCTTTAATCATCCAGTCAAGTCCTTGTTCTGGGGTTTCGGTGCTCTTAGTGATGATTTTGCGAACGATCGTTTCACGTTTCTGAACGCTGATATACAAATCAATGGTACACCCTTACTCGAGAATATGACACCGCTCTATTTCCACACAGTTCAAAACTATTACAAATCTTCTTATGGTACGAGTGAATATGTTCCAGAAACTGAGGTACTTCTTTATACCCGCTATTTCGGCTACCATTTCTGTATGAATGCTTCTGAGTATAATCCATCTGGAAGCTGTAATTTCAGTCGTCTGGATAATGCGAAACTTGTTTTACGTGGTGTAGAGAAGGGTCTCAATAGACCCGACAACCAACCCATTTTCGTATACGCTGTGAACTATAATGTTCTCAGAATCAAGGATGGATTAGCTGGAATTTTATTCGGTAACTAAAGTATATGGGTAGAACAGTTCGTTTCGACCAAATTTTTGTGTCGAGTCTTGATGCAGACCCAGTAGAGCAAGACGTCTTGACATCTGTCAGAAGTATTATCACTTCAGAGATTGAAGTCGATGACCTTACTGCATCGAATAGTATTGAAACCAAAATTCTTACTATACCTGGTAAGATTACAGCGAATGAGACAGATTTCAAGGTGACTGGACTCAGTAATGTCGTTCGTATGACGAGTACACAAATTGGTGTAGGTGCAATTCCTGTGAACGATTTTCAAGTTGGTGCGAGCAATGTCGTGATTAATAGAAATGCTACAAATCTGATGACTGTTCGAGGTAATTTAGCCACAACGAACGTGATCGCATCGAATGTATTACAAACCACTAACGAGAAATTTAAGGTGGATAGTATTGGGTCCAATGTTCTCTCTGTCACCGGTGATATGGTAGCAACCAATGTGAACATCGACACGAAACTTACAGTTGGGACATCCACGAATGTTGGATCGAACGTTGCTGTTTTCAAAAATGGTGACGTGATTATAGAGGGTGGTAGGTTCAAATTGTTCGGTGATATGAATGTTTTTGGTAACGTCTTCGTTTCGGAAACGACAATTTACCAAACGGTACAAAACCTCGTCGTCCAAGATCCAGTGATTCTTATGGGTAAAAATAATGGTGCGGGTACGTTCGATACAGCTCTGATTATGTCTGAAGATGTAAATGAAGCGAACCTAGTCTTTGGCTACGACATGTCTGAGAATGAATTTGTATTGACACGCTCTTTTATTGGACCTGAGGATACATTGATCACCTTTGACTCAAACACTGTGAACCTTCATGTGTATGGTCAGATGTACACCGATGGAAACGTTGGGTTTTCGAATATAAATCCCGTACATACGATCGATGTAGGATCGAATGTTTACCTCGAAGATACTGGCTCAAATGTATTCCATTCGAGTGGCAATCTCTTCACACAACGTCTTCTCGTGGGTCCCGGGGGTTTACAAGTCGGTGGTTTACTTACGATGAGTCCTGGAGCCGAAGCACCTGTGATCATCAATAGTAACGTTCAAATGAATGCTTTGCGTACGACCGGATCGGCGCCGTCAGGTATATCGAATCTAACACCAACAGATACACTTTCTATAGGTGCTAAGATCTTTGCGAACATTAACGCGGAGAACGTCCTCACGGTTCTCGGAAACGTGGCGACAACAAATCTTGTGACAGATGTCGTTTCATCAGAGACAGGTGTTACAGTTCATGCAGATAGATACGGTGGAGATAGTACAACAGAATTCCTGTCTCTTAAATCCGGTCCGACTGCTTCAAATGTGAGCGCAGTCGAAGTGTATGGTGCGAGCACTTCGAGTTCACACCAAAACATTCGCCTAAAAACCAAAAACGCCGAGAGAGTACGTATTACTTCAGATGGTAAAGTTGGTATATCGACGACAGTGCCTACTGAGGCACTCACCGTCTCTGGAAATGTTCACGTCTTGGGAAGTAACGCCACCGTGTATGGGAACACCTGGAATGGAATTGAGGGAAATACATCGATGCGCATCTATTCCAATCCCGTCACGGGTGAGAACAAAGTGGAGAACATCGTCAAGAGTGGGAAGGGTCTCAACTTCTACGCGAGCACCTCGAATGTCTTGGGTGCACCAAAGATGACAATTCTCGAGTCGAGTAACGTGGGTGTGGGGACGGCAACACCCCAAGGTCGTCTCCACACTTCGGGTGGGACTGTGTTCATAAATGACCCAATCCAATATGATAATAGTTTCGACACTGCGGGTACACCCCTCATTGTATCCAACACACAACCAATTGCTGGTGCTACACTTGATATAGTGGATGTCATGCATCTTTCTCGTGAAGGTAATGCTGATCGTGATGGGGTCAGAGCCACGTTTAAAATGGGGAAGTATGATAACACTGTCGGAAAGTCAAAGACGAAACTTGATATATTCTTGTCCGATGATCGCTATACTACTGAAACTGAAGTGTTGACTTTACGTGGAGATGGGCGTGTTGGGATAGGCACTACACAACCCGCTGCACACCTTGAAGTGTTTTCTACAGGTGTCGGTAATCCAACAGAAAATGGTGTCTTAGTACACAATCATGACTCTCCATCTGGAGATGCCATCGTGGCGATGCAGACTAATCTTGTAGAAGGTAATGCATTCACGTCTTATATTCAAAGTGATAATGATACAGCTTTGACTGGGTGGTCAAGTGGTATTTCTGGTTCGGGTGACTTCAGAATCACTGAAAATTACCAAAAGGTTTCTGAACCGTCTTCGACAGCTTTATATATTAGTGGCACGGCCCGTAATGTGGGTATAAGTACGGATGCACCACGTGAAAAATTGGAAGTCAATGGTAATGTCGCCATCGGCGAAAAAATAACGTTCGGGGGCTTAGAGAATGACATCTTTGGCAACTGTTACTTACAGGAACGACTCTACGACCCAACTTTTAGAAAAACAGAACTTCTCATTTTCAAGGGTAATGATGGTGGTGGTGACGCACAAGAAGGCCCTGATCGTATCCATTACCTTGCACCACAACATCTTTTCAAAACATTTACATCCTCTAACGTCGTCGTCAATCCCGATGATTCAATCAATACAAATCTCGCAATGTCTATTGCACCCAGTGGTGTCGTCGTCGTCGGTGGTACAGATGCAACAGTGAGTAGTGTTGCGACGAAACTAAAGGTGAATGGTGACATTGAGTTCGCCGCGGGTGGTTCGTTTATCATTACAGGTTTAGCCTTCTTAACAACATCTGACACTCCATCTGTGAATATCATTCGTAACATTTCTGATGGTGGTACAAAACGCCCTCTCACTTTCACACATAAAGTCGGTGCAGCATCTGATCTAGAATTCGCTCGTTTCGACGATGTTGGTCGTCTCGGGATAGGTACAGAATCGCCAACCTCTAACATTCATCTTTATGACCCCATAACGACAGACCTCGATATGCTCAAACTTGAGAGTCCTGGAACAAATAAGAAAACTGGCATGCTTCTGTACACGACTGACAATTACGGTGGTTACGTGAGAGGCTTCAGAAACTCGACACACACAACTTCTGGTATTACGATTGGTGCGACCGACAATAGTGTCGAAGCTGACGGACTTCACATTATTCATACGAGTAACGTTGGTGTAGGTACAGAAAACCCAATGACCCAATTCCATGTGTATGATGGTGTGGCACGAGTGGAGGACTCTTCGAGTAATGCCATTATGGAGTTCAAGACCACTGGGGGTGTCTCCAATATTTACGGGGACACTCTCGGTAATGTCTTCATAGAACCCAGTTCAACTGAAACGACGATAATGAGTAACCTAACGGTGAGGAATGACTTGACTGTCGAAGGTGCGATTGATCTTGGTAATGAGGTCGCCATCGGTCTTGATGGTGCTACAGCGAATACAGCGCTTCATGTAAATGGTGGTGTCATCACAAACTCGGATGGTGTGGCTGATAAAAAATATTCAAATGCATTCACTTTAACGTCTGGACAAGGTAAAGATATTACATTGACATTCGCGAATAATGCATTTTATGCTAAATGTGTTATGATGCTTAGGGAAACTTCTACGGTATCAAACATAAGTACGATGATTCTAGAGGTTCATGGAGGTACGAGTGATGGAACTGCATCGAGTGAAGACATTGCCGTAGGTACGAAGAATCTATTCGGAGGAACAAATGCCTATCCCTGGAGTCCTATAGTGACGACAACATCGAATAAAATTACAGTCTTACCCGCTGATGGTGCAGCATCGGGACAAGAATTTGCATATGACATACATGTGGAACTTCTATCTTCTATTGGTGGAAGTCTCCAAACAATAAAGTTCAACGGTGACTCCGAAACTAAGAAAATATTCACATACTAAATTTACTACGAGGGGTTGAGACCTCGCGGTAGACATAGTTCATTTACGCCCTGATGGAATCAGAGACGGCTAATACAATCACGCCGGCAATGAAAGCCATGATGACGTAATTCATTTCAGTTTCTTCGAGACCGATCTGAGGTTCAACCTCTTCGACCTCGGGCTCCTCGACAGCCTTCTGCTGTCGAGCGGGAGGTTCCAGATCCTCCAGCGGACAATACGCTATCATTTATATATATTTAGAGATTAATTTCCGTCTTCTTCTTTCGTCGAGTACGCTTCGCTTTGGTGGCGCCACTGACGTTTACCTCCTTGACTTCACCCCCAGTGGAGTCTCCTGAGATGGAAATGATGTCTGAAACATCGTCGTCATCAAGACTGGGTGCCTGGGGGGCCTCACCCATCGTAGTGTTCATCGGGGGTGGTGGGGGCATCATGATACCACCCATGAGGCTCGAGATATCTACACCCGGACCCTGCATCTCATATTCACCATTGTTCGTGCCACCCACGGGAGCATTATCAGATGGTCCACCTGTGTTTCTAGTTGTGTTCTGGACCGCCGACATCATATTCTTCACGAGATCTGGGTTCTGTTTGATCACATCGTTCATATTGGGCATCACCGACTTGAACATACTATTCGTCAGGTGGAACATCATTGCCGAACCACCCAACATCATAATCAACTTCACTTCAGGGGCGACACTGACCTTCGAGCGATACTTTACATACAACTCCTCAAACACACCATCATAGTCATCGACATTCTCCATTACAGACTCAGACCAACCCTCGAGCTGAACTTCAAAAGGATTGTAGCGTTTATTCAAAAACTCTAAACCAGTCACACAAGCGATCAACATACGCCTCGAGAATCGAACCGACTGTTCCACATCTATGCTATAGGTGATACGCTTCACCTCCGAACGTAATTCGTCTATGTTCGAATACGCTGTGAGTCTCTTGTTCACAGCGAACCCCTTCTTCTCGAGGCGTCCAAGCTTATTAATGAGGTCCGACTTCTCCTCGTCAATTGAAGTGTACCCCTTTGAAGGTTGCTCTTCCTCAGGTCCTGGACCACCCATTGGTTCATCGTCGTAGAAAGTAGGTTCATTTTCGCCATAGTCAATCTCTTCATCCTGTTGAGAATGTACAGGAGCGGATTGTTTATTGGGATTCACAAAAGCATCCATCGCCTCTTGATGGGTCTGTTGCTGAGGGGGTGCTTGCCTGTGTACTGGACGGGGAACAGGTTTGGGACGAGGTGCTGAGATTTCAATCTCATCCATAAGCGCCTGTTCATCAGCATCCAATTTCATCACAGTGGTATTTCCTCGGTCAAGAATGATTTCTTCGTCCATCTACTCTCTATGTAGAAACTAAAAAAAATATCTTTAACGCACTTTAAAAAAATGTACACCTATAATAAATGTTCAAGTTGAATCAAGCCAACCGCAACGCGATCACTTCTATCATCGTGTTGATCCTACTGATTGTCGCCCTCGCACTCACCCGTAACATCAGTGCGTACCAACCCAGGCCAATCAAGATCAAGGCTGTTTCCGAAGCGTCCATCTTCGATCTCAAGCCCAGTCTCGAGTGTACCCCAGGTTCGGGTAAGAAGGATGATGCCTATACTTTAGGTCTTACCCCCGGTGGTCTCTGTGGTGCCCAACAACTTGTTGATGACCACGCTGGCTACGCGATTGAGGATGGAATCGGTGGATCTTTAATCTAAGCTAACTATAAATGGCTCTCATTACTTCACCAACGGAGACGATTCCCGATCTCAACTATGAGTACCACACAATCACAGTCGATACCTTGGGTCAGGATAGCGCGAACACCTTCACTTGCTTTCTCAGTCAACCACTGAAGAATGTTGTTCAGGCTAGACTCCTCGCTGCTCGCATTCATTCCAATGTTGCTACTGAACATTGTTATGTATCCATTGAACAACTCGATTCCATTTTCAATGATCGTACATCAAATGTTTACGATGGACAAGCTCCCCTCAGTATTCTACGGAATTCGTTCGCGAGTCTTGTAAAGTCTGAAGATCTTGTTATTGACTACAAAGATAACTACCCCATTGTGACCCAATATATCGATCCAATTCGTCGTATTGATCGATTAAATATAAACATCAGAAATCAAGATGGAAACCTGATCGTACCATCAACGCCCGAGAAAGATAACTTTTTAGTTCTCCGTTTCGTGTGTAGAAAACCTAATTTGTAATTTTCT